CTATCCGCTACCGTGATCGAAGCTCTAGCCGCTGCCGGCTGTTCCATGGAGCAGATCATCGCCGCCGCCAAGGCGACCGAAATCGCCGACAGCGACAAAGCCCAGGCTCGCCGAGAGGCTGAGAGGATGCGTAAACGTCGGCAGCGTGAAAGAGAAAAGATAGCAGAAACAACGGTCGCGTCCGAAGTGTCACGCGGGACAAGCGTGACAGAGCGTGACGCCCCTTCTCCGCCCCCTGCCCCTTCCCCTGATAAAGAAATCCCCCCCACACCCCCTAAAGAAAATAACCTCTTCCCCGAACCCCCACCTCAACCATTTTCGTTGAGCGCGAGTGACCCTTTCGACACCTTCTGGGAGATTTACCCAAACAAGGTCGGAAAGGCTGATGCTCGCAAAAAATTCGCGATCGCGTCACGGAAGGTCGGGATCGAAGCCATGCTCGAAGCCCTTCGCCGCTACGCCGCAAAAACTGATGATCGGCTATGGATGAACCCGTCAACGTGGCTGTACCAAGAACGCTGGAACGATCAGCCGGCCAGAGCATCCCCGACGCGACAACGACAACTCACTGGCCTAGCGGCCGTAACTGCGAACTTTGTCGAGGAATTACAAAATGGCGGATACCGATCGATCGAAGAAGAAGGCCCAGATTATCGCGATGATGCACGGCTACCCAGGCGCGCAATCGCAGATCACCGAGGGGACCGTTAACGCATACCTCGTGGCCGTTGCCGATTGCAGTCTCGATGCCGTAACGCGCTCTTGTGGCCAGTTCCTGTCGGGCAAGGTCGAGAGCCACAACAACGCCTATTTGCCCACCGCTGCCGAGCTCGCGGCGAATGCTGCGTCATGGGACAGCGCGCTTGGGTCACTCGAAGCGGCCCGCTCGTTGAAACGCATGGTTGTCTATCCGGTAGGCACGCTGCCGCCCCCGCCGCTCAAGCCCCTCGGCCCGATCAAGATGGAAATCGAAGGCATCATGCGGGACACCTCGTCCTGGTCCTACGAAGAGAAAATGGAAGCGATGACGACGGGCAAGATGCCGGCCTCGCGCCAGATCGGCTCGATCGGCAAAAAGGTCACCGCCCGGCTACAGAAGATGACCGACAAATGATCCCCGCCCGTATCGCTAAACGCGGCCCACTCACCATGCAACAGCCAAAAACGAGGACCGCATGACCTACGCCGAGTTCATTCGACGTAAATCCCAACTAGGTGGCGATCACGGCTTTGAGCCTGATTTCCTGCCGGACTACCTGTTCGATTTCCAAGCTCATTTGGTTGAGTGGGCCGTGCGCAAGGGGCGCGCCGCGATCTTTGCCGACTGCGGTATGGGGAAAACCCCAATGCAGCTGGTATGGGCCGAGAACATCGTGCGGCACGAGAACAAGCCGGTGCTGATCATGGCGCCGCTATCCGTGTCTCAGCAGACGGTCGAAGAGGCGGAGAAATTCCAGATCGATGCCAAGCGATCGATGACGGGAAAATCGGAGGGTGCTCGAGTGGTGGTGACCAACTATGAGCGGCTGCACTACTTCAACCCCGACGAGTTTGCCGGTGTCGTTTGCGACGAGAGCTCAATCATCAAGAACTTTGACGGGTCCCGGAAGGGCGAAATCACCGAGTTCATGAAGAAGGTGAAGTATCGCCTGCTCTGCACCGCGACCGCAGCGCCGAACGATTACATCGAACTGGGCACGAGTTCTGAAGCTCTCGGCTATCTCGGCTACATGGACATGCTGACCACGTTCTTCAAAAACGACGAGGACAGTTTGCACCCGGCTTCGATGGGATCGAAGTGGCGTTTCAAGTCACACGCGCAGCGAGACTTCTGGCGCTGGATGGCGTCCTGGGCGCGCGCCTGCCGGAAGCCATCCGATCTCGGCTTCGATGACCGGGATTTTGTGCTGCCGCAGCTGTCGGAGACTGAAGTGGTGGCGAACAGTCTGATCCCATTCGGGGAAATGTTCCACACGCCGGCACAGACGCTCGAGGATCAGCGCGAGGACACGCGGGCGACGATTGAAGCCCGTAGCGAGCTCGCGGCCAACATCCTCGCCACGGGCAGGCCTGGCATCGCGTGGTGCCATCTCAACAGCGAGGCCGACCTGCTCGAGCGGATCATCCCTGGCGCCGTACAGGTCAGCGGCTCGGATGACGATGACCGGAAAGAAGAAGTATTCAACGCCTTCCGCCATGGTCAAGTTCGGGTGTTGGTCACCAAGCCGAAGATCGCGGCCTTCGGCATGAATTGGCAACATTGCGACCACATGACCTACTTCGCCACGCACTCGTTTGAGCAGTATTATCAGGCGGTGCGCCGGTGCTGGCGCTTCGGGCAACTGAACCCGGTCAAGGTCGAGGTGGTGACCTCTAGTTCTCAGGCTGGCGTTCTGGCGAACCTCAAGCGCAAGGCCGACGCCTGCGACGTGATGTTCAGCCAGTTGGTTTCGGAAATGAACAATGCGATCAGCCTCGATCGGCTGAAGATTTTCAACAAAACAGAGGAGCTTCCATCGTGGCTGTGAACGACCAGGTGCTGACCGAGAATTACGCGCTCTATAATGGCGACTGCTGCGAGGTGCTGCCCACGTTGCCAGACAACTCGGTGCATCTGTCGGTGTACTCGCCGCCCTTCTGCGGCCTCTACAACTACTCGAGCTCCGATCAGGACATGTCCAACAATGCGACCTACGAAGGGTTCATGGAACACTACCAGTTCCTGATCAACGAGATCGCGCGCGTGACCAAGCCGGGTCGGATGACGGTCGTGCACTGCATGGACATTCCGAACGCCGGCCAGCGGACGGGATACTACGACTTCCCCGGCAAGATCATTGCCGCGCATGAGGCCGCGGGGTTTTTCTTCTTCGGTCGCGTCGCGATTTGGAAGGAACCGCTGCGCGTCGCCATCCGCACCCGCCTCAAGCACCTCACCCACAAGCAGCTGGTAAAGGACAGCACGCAATCGACAGTGGCGGCCGGCGACTTCCTGTTGATATTCAAGAAGGCCGGCGAGAACGCCGAGCCGGTGACCCATCCTGGCGGGTTCCAGCGCTATGTGGGCGAGCGCGAGGTGCCGCCAGAGGTGATGGACAGCAAAGGCGCCGAGGATCAGCGCGTCAATCGCCTATCGCAGTGGATCTGGAGAAACTACGCCTCGTGCTTCTGGGACGACATTCGGATTGGCCGCACGCTGCCCTACAAGGCCGCAAAAGACCCCGACGATGAAAAGCACGTCCATCCGCTGCAACTGGACGTGATCGAGCGCGCCGTGGTTCTGTGGAGCAACCCCGGCGATGTGGTGATGACGCCGTTCATGGGTGTCGGCAGCGAGGTCTATGGCGCTCTCATCAATGGCCGGAAAGGCATCGGCATCGAACTCAAGACGAGCTACTTCAAGCAGGCCATTCGGAACTTGGCGGAAGCCAAATTCGGGATTAGCGATGTGGTCGAGGGCGACCCAGGCCTGTTCTCCGAACTCGAGGATGAGGAAGCCTGATGGCTCGATGGGATGATTTCGACTACGGCGAGCCGACCAACAGGCCGGCCGCCGTTGCCCGCCACCTCAATCGCATCGGATTAAGCCTAGAGCCCGGCGACAAACGCAAGCTCGGCCAGGTCGAGGAAGACCCCGCCATTGCCGAACGCCGGGCACTGGAGGCAAGGGAAAGGCTGGCGGCGCACGATCGATTATTCCACCTCGACGGCGGCCTGGAGGGCTCGCTGTTGCGCGTGAGCCGCCAGCACTACGATGCTGGCGACCCGGAGGGCGATGCCGACCTCGGCTAGAGCCGATACGTCGCGCCTCGCGGTTTCGATAATCAGAATAGGACAAAGGTCGTAGCGAATTGCAATAGGCAATCATCGTATTTTTCTAATTGTCTTCCGCCGATGTTCGTATATGATGCGCAGACCAATATAGGAGACCTTTCGCATGGACGTGCATGACGTTCTTGCCGATGCCGTTAAGAAGGCCGGCAACCAAACCGCGTTCGCCAAACAGCACGGCATGTCGCTGGCCTACGTCAATGACGTGATCAAAAAGCGCGCCGAGCCTGGCCAGAAAATCCTCGACGCGCTCAGCCTCGAGAAGGTCGTCACCTACCGCAGAAAGGCCAAAGCCAATGCCTGATCTCCGCGTCATCGATGACCCTTTCTCTCGCCCCTTCGAGCTCACCCGCCCGATCTCCTCAATCACCTTCCCCGATGGTGAAGGCCCATTCGAGTTTCAGAAAACCCCGCAGAGCACCGCAATCCCAGATCCGATCATCGCCATGGTCGAGAATCTCGGCCGGCAGTGCCCGAACTTCTTCGGCGATCGCCGCCCCGAATGGCAGCGCCTCAATCCAATGCAGCAGGAATTTGCGCAAAACTGGGCCGCCCGCACCGACCTGCGAACCAAGGAGCGCTCGACGCCATGAGCGACGACTTTGACCCCTATGACGACGATCTCGAAGACGACGAAGACGATCTGTACGTGGATGAATGCGGCATGGGCCACGATGGCCAGTGCTCAATGGCCGGCAGCGAGTGGTGCGATTGGGATTGCCCGATCATGGCGCAACATGCTCGGGCGAGAATTGCCGCGATGAAGCGAGAGACGAAACCATGACGGAGACTGTCGACCCTTTTGCCGCGGGCCTCTTTGGTGGCTTACCAAAGACGGCGACCTCTGCGTCCGCGACCTCTACCGTCGCCACTACAGCTCGCGGAAGTCGAAGCAGACCCGAGACCTCATCGTCGGTCCCGGAGACAAGATCGTCCTCCGAACCAGCGAAGGGGACGCGGCGTTCTCGTGGCGGTATTCCCGCTATCGGCGCGACGGGCAAGAAGGGGTCGAGTGCAACCTCTTCCGCAATGAAGGCCCGCCCTCTTACACGAGGGGCGAGGATAAACTTGCACCAATCGCCGCGCGAGGCTAAACGAAAGCCCATGAGCTCAGACCTCGGCGCGAATAAAAAAAGCCCACGCAAGGCCGTGTTGCCGAAATCATCCGGCCGGCCCAAGGGTTCAGTGAACAAACTTCATGCCGAGGCTAAAGACGCCATCGCGGACGCTGCTCGAGGTCTAGGAGGTGCCCGGCGCTTGGCGACTTGGGCAAAGGAAAGCCCTGAGAATGAGCGGGCTTTCTGGGTTTCGATCTATCCTAAGCTGATCCCGCTGCAAGTCGGCGGCGACCCGAACGGTGCCCCGATCGTCACTGAGATTATCCAGCGGATTGTACGTCCATAGTTATCGGTACGGATTGACGCTGTTCGGATTAATGGGCATGTTTGCCCTATGCCAATCCCGCTCGATATTGCCGGTCAAAAGTTCGGTCGCCTCACCGCCATCCGCGACGTTGGGAAGTGCATCCACGGTCGCGTGTGGCTATGCTGGTGCGACTGCGGCGGCGAATCTAACGTCCCCGCATCAAGATTGCGGGGTGGGCACACGCGATCATGTGGGTGCCTGACACGAGAAGCAGCGCTCAAGCCGAAGACCTCGACGCATGGGTTCACGCGGGTGGCGAACAAGGCCACCAGCTACGAATATCACATCTGGTCTTCGATGAAGCAGCGTTGCCTTAACCCCAAGGGGAAGTCCTATCCGCGCTACGGTGGCCGAGGGATCACCGTTGATCCATCTTGGCTGGGCCCCAATGGGTTTCTGACGTTCCTCAAGGACATGGGGCCTCGGCCATCCCGCCAACACTCTGTTGAGCGGAAAAATCGAGACGGAAACTACTGCAAGGCCAACTGCAAATGGGCCACCCAACTCGAGCAACAGAACAATCGATCGGGCACGCGCGCCATTGAGTTCAAGGGCGAGACGCTGACTAGTGCAGCTTGGGCAAGGCGCACTGGGATACCGGCCTGCACCATTCGCAGCCGGATCGACACGGGATGGACGGTCGAGCGGGCTCTTTCGGAACCCGTGCACGCCACTGGGCGACGGAATTGACCGCGCTAGTTGTCGATGTCCCCGAGAAGCTATCGGCACTTTTGCGGCCTGCTCGGTACAAAGGAGCTCACGGGGGCAGAGGTGGCGCCAAGTCACACTTTTTTGCCGAACAGTTGGTCCTACGATGCTTCAGCAGAAAGACACGATGGGTTTGCATTCGAGAGGTGCAACTGACGATGAGAGAGTCGGTGCGCCAGTTGCTCAGCGACAAAATCGAGAAATTGGGGCTTGGCGGCTTTTTTGATGTCATGGACAATGAAATCCGCGGGAAAAACGGAAGCCTGATAATTTTCAGGGGCATGCAAAGCTACAACGCGGAAAATATTAAGAGCCTAGAATTGATGGACGGGGCATGGATCGAGGAGGCCCAAACGCTCAGCGCCAGGTCGCTCCGGTTGCTGCGACCAACGATCCGAAAGAAGGGCTCGGAAATCTGGGCGTCGTGGAACCCTCGATACGAAACAGACGCGATAGACGAGTTTTTCCGCGGTGACGAGCCGCACCCTGACGCCATCTGCGTCGAGGTCAATTGGCGTGACAATCCGTGGTTTCCTGATGTGCTCCGCGACGAAATGGAGCTCGATCGCCGCCGCGACCCGGAGATGGCCGCCCATGTGTGGGATGGTGGGTACGAGATCATCACCGAGGGCGCCTATTACGCCAAACTGATCGCCCAAGCCGAAGCAGAGGGCCGCTGCGGCGTGTTCCCATACCGGCCAGCCATGTTGGTGCGCACCGGCTGGGACATCGGCGTCGATGATTACTCGGCGGTATGGTTCATCCAAGACGACGGGACCGAGGCTTGGGTGATCGACTATTTCGAGAGCAACGGGCTCGGAGCGCCACAGATCATTCACGAGGCATTGCCGGAATATCTCGATGATCCGATCGAGCGCATGCGCCAGCTGATCGAGATCGGCCGGCCGCAGCCCTACCGCTACGCGCGGCACTTCTTCCCACATGACGTCAAGGTCAGGGAATGGGGCGCTGGTGCCCGCACCCGCATCCAATCGCTGATGAACGCCGGCATGACCGAGATCCAGCGCGGCGCCAACCAAGGCCCGGAGGAGCGCATCAACGCGGTTCGCGAGGTCCTACCGCTGATGCACTTCAACACCGGCCTGCCTGGCAAGCAGATCACTCCGGCACAAAAGCGGGTGCGGGCTGGGCTCAACCGAGTGCGCAGGTACTCGCGCCAGTTCAACGAGGCGATGAACACCTACACCACAGTCGCCGCCCATGACGTGAATTCGCACGGCGCCGACGCTCTCGGCGAATGGGCGATCAACGCGCAACTGATCCCGCCACCGAAGCCCAAGCAGCCCGAGCATCCGCCGATCCCGTTCGGCCACATGCAGTTGCCGCCACCACCAGATCCATCCACAGGTCGTCGCATGAAGCTCTAGCGCGCGGGCGAAATAGAGCGCATGAAGGTGGCGCGAAGCGGTTACTTCATCGCCCCGCACGACTTCATCATGTTTGACCCCCCTATCTGCTTGGCCCGCTGCTCGCCCGAAAACGCAGCGGGCCTTTTCTTTGCGTGCGACTTCGCATATGGTTCCCGTGCTGCCATCGCTCAGACCGAGGCTCGTCCCTGCGGAGCGAATGGATGCCACTAGGCGGAACTCCCGTAACACTGGTCCCTGAGAGCGGTCCCGCTTATAGCGACACCAATCCGCTCCCCGTTCGCATTCCAGTCGATCCAGACGGTGATCCCGAAGTCGACGCCGTCGCGGCCGCCAATCTTGACGCACGCACGACCCACGAAATCCTGGCCTCGATCGACGACAAGCTCGGGGCTCTGTTGCTTCTCCACATCAACGTCTTTGGGGCCAAGGATCGCGTCGATCAACTGATCGACGCCGCCAACTCTCTGCGCACCCTCTCGTAACAAGGAAAGGTCCGAATATGGACACGGAATTCAAAGTCGGACAGCAGCTCCTTACTCCGGGTGCGAAGTCCATCGGCCGCGGTGGCCGCAGTGGCGAGCAGATTGTCGCCGACGGCCACGGCCGCTATCAGGAAGCCGTGCTCGGCGGCAACGTCTTTTACGCCCACAACGTCGCGGCGCAGGCCGTGTCTGTGGCCCTGGCGACCGCCTACACCGGGCTCTGCTTGTCCAATCCGATGGGCTCGGGCAAGAACCTCGTCCTGCTCGCCGCGCAGTTCGCGATCACCGTGGCGGAAGCCGCGATCGCCTCGCAACACCTCATCGGCGGGTATTCGACGACTGCGGTCACCCACACCACCCCGCTTGCCGCGCCCGGCATCCAGTCCGCGTTGCTCAATGGCCAGTCGAACTCGATCGCCAAGGTCGACTCCTCGGCGACCATCCCGACACCGGGCTATATCTGGCCGTTGCGTGCCGGCTTCACCGCTGCCGCTCTGGGTGGCCCATCGCTCGGTGCATTCGATTATGGTGGGCTGTTCGTCATTCCTCCGGGCGGCTTCATCGCCATCGGTGCTCTGACCGCAGTGACGGGCTTCGGCGCCTTCGCTTGGGAAGAAGTGCCGCAGTAAGCATCTTCCTCTAACTGAGGCGTCCTAGATGCTCCCGGTTAAAATCGACAGAACGGACGATCCGCCGACCTCGTTCAGCGCCTTCGTCCGTTTCGCTCGCCCCAACGACACCACGCAGTACGGCGCCGAGGACGTGGTTGGGCCAGCCGATGGCTCGACCATCGAATTCAAGAACATCGGTCTGCCTGGGCAGCGGATCATGATCACCAGCCATTCGCTGCTGATCGAAGATACCGGCGTGATCGCATCGGAAACCAGCTATCGGCTCTATCTTTACAATCGCGTCCCCCAGATCACGCGCGCCGACAACACCGTTTGGGACATCACGGCTCCCGATCGCGATAGTTTCGTGGGCTACGTCGCGCTGGGCACGGTGGTCGATTTGGGCTCAACGCTCTACGTCGAGACCAACATCGCCAACAAGCAGCTGCAGATGGTGAGCTCGTCGCTCTGGGGCTTCATGACCACGGCCGGCAACTACACCCCGACCGCCAATCGCGTGTTTGTGCCGAAGCTTCATTCGATCCTAGTCTAAATGCTCACAGCAGCTCAGCGAACCGTCATCCTGAGCGGAGGTTGGTGGTTCCCAGGCTCAGCCCTGGATTTGGACTTCCAGCTCAACCGCGCCGCCGTCAATGGCAATCCGGCTGATACTGCGACCTCGCAACTGAGCATCACCCGCGCCACCGTGGGCATGGCACAAACCTCGGGCGGGTTGTGGCAGTCATTCGCCTCTGGAGCCTTCCGTCTCACGGACCTGGGCCTGCTGGTTGAGGAAGCGCGGACGAACGTCTCTCTTTGGAATACGAAATATTCCGACAGTTCATGGACCAAAGGTAACGGAGGAACGGGGTCAGTTCCGACCATCACCGACAATTTTGCTACTGCGCCGGATGGAACGGCGACGGCGGGCCGGGTTCAATTAGCCTTGAATGGCGGCAACACATCTTCGGATATTTCATCGCTCCGTCAGAATGTCGCAAATCTAACGAACGGCGCGACCTACACCCATAGTGTCTGGCTAAAGTCAAATACTGGCTCTAGCTATGTTATTCAGATTATCGATAGCGAGGGGACGTCTAAGACAAATATCACCGTCACGCCAACGTGGCAGCAGTTCCAGATTTCTCACCTCCAGACTTCGGTAAATGGCTCGTGGGGTATCTGGTTGCGTGGGGCGAACAGCAATTCGGATAGCGCCGATATTCTGATCTGGGCCGACCAGAATGAGATTGGTGCCTTCGCCACCTCCCCCATCCTCATCACCAATGCGGCGGCGACGAGGAATGCGGATGTGGTGCAGGTCATCGGGCCGGGCGCGATGATCATCCCGGTGAGCGCGAGCGCGTTCTTTCAGGGGTTTGGGCAAGAAGGGATCAGCACCAACGCCAAACTGTTGTCGGCTGGCCCCGCGCAAATTCTCATTACTTCATCGACCAACGTTGCACCTAATGACAGTGTGAACGCGGCTACGGCTACGCTTGGCAGCGGTACATGGGCAGGAACCGTGAAAGCGGCCTTTGGCCTCGACAACACCAGCATGACGGCTATCGCGAACGGTGGAACCAAGGTTACGCAGTCAACGAGTACATGGACTACGTCCATCGCTGGTCAGACACCATACCTGGGTAATCAGTTAGCGACCAATCGGTCCTTTAACGGCTACCTCCAGCGTGCCGCCTTTGCCGTTCCCAAGGGCATCTTCGACAATAGGACCTCGCCATGAACATCCCGCGCGGCTGGATTATCGCAGGGTGGGCGCTCGCGGCGTGGGTGGCCATTCTCCTCGCCGTGGCGGCAGTCTGGTTTGTCGGCTCATCATTCTACCCAGCCAAGGGTGCTGAGCAAACCTGTGCCGATGTGGTCAGCAATCCACGCTATCAGCCCCCAGCCTGTCCGGGGCAGGTGTGCCAGTTCTACGGCCCAGGCGGGTGCCCGCAGACGTGGACACTGGCCGCCAAACTTGCAGTGTTGCAGGGGAAGAGCATTGTGGTGCCGGCAAAGCTGTGCGCCAGTGCATGCGTGCTCGCTGTGGGTGTGGCGCTGAACGCGGGCGGGCGCGTCGTCATCAGCCCGCATGCGCGCTTTGTCTGGCCGCACGGTCGGGCCAGCCTCGCTGCTGCGGCAATGCCGGGGTGGTTTCGGTCGCGCGTTGCTCTGAGATGATGTCGTCGATTGCTCATATCGTTCGAAGCGGGTTCAACCGGGCGCAACGAGCAGTCGATCCAAACTTTGACTCCGGCGGGCTGACCGTTCTTGGCGGATCCGGATTAGGAACGTCTTCGGTCACAGGGGGCGTGCTCTCGATCATCTCGACCACCAACGCCTACTTTGCTCGCAATCCGCTGCTGCTCGAGCCAGGCAGTTACTCGGTGAGTTTCACCATCCTCAATTACGTCTCCGGCGCGATCTCGATTTCGTGCAGCGCGAACACCGACATGAGTTCGTCGACCGATGGCACGACGCGCAGCGCCAACGGCACATTCACCGAAAGCTTGACCCTCACCGCACCGGGTTATATCGGCCTTAAGGGGCAGGGCGCCGCGATCGTCAACGCACTGCAGGTCGACAATCTCTCAATCACACGGGTGGCCTGATGCAAGAAGCCCAAATCCTCGATCAGGTCCGCTCTGGTCTCCGCAATCTGGGCATCGCTGCGTCTTCAGTTCTGGACAGTGCCGGCAACGTCCACTGCGTAGGCATGGGCAACGGCAAGTATGTCTCGGCCAAGATCGTCGGGCCTGATAAGGAAGAGCTCGCAGATGCGATCACGCAACGCGCCGAGGCCTACGTCAAGGCAATCTCGTCGGAAATGGCTGGGCAGTAATGGATGATGCCGAGGACGAAATCGACGTTGGCACTGGCCCCGAGTCCGTAGTCGACCCCAAGAACCTCAAATCCTCCAAGGGCTGGCTGGGGCTGATCAAGCAGGCCGAGAAGGCCTTCGATGCCTGGCATCGCACAGCGAATGCCGTCGACAAGATCTTCGCCAATCTGGAAAAGCTCGCAGCGATCGCGCGGGACCGTGAATTCCAGTTGTTCTGGGCCAATGTGCAGGTGCTCGGCCCCTCGATCTATAGCCGGCCGCCGATCCCGGTCATCGTGCCGCGGTTCAAGGATCAAAAGCCGCTGCCGCGCATCGCCTCAGAACTGCTCGAGCGCAGCTGCGTGGTGACCTACGATACCCAGGACATCGACGGCACCATGAAGATGGTCCGCGACGATCTCAACATCGTTGCCCGCGGTGCCCTCTGGGTGCGCTACGAGGCCAAATCCGACGAGGGCAATCTCGGCCAGCGCGTGTGCATCGAGCACAAGGATCGCAAAGACTTCCTCCACGATCCGGTCAAGAAGTGGGCCGATGTCGACTGGGTCGACGGCATCTCGTATCTGACCCGCAAGGAGATGCGGAAACGGTTCCTCAAGACCTCAGGCGATGCCTACAAAGAGGCCGCCTACGAAATCCGCAAGGACCCGGTGACGGGCGAGAACGAGGTCAGCCTCAAGGCCAAGGTCCACGAGATCTGGTGCAAGTCAAAGAACCGCGTCTACTGGGTCACCGAGGGCGTCGAGGTGTTCCTCGATGAGCAGCCGCCGCACCTAACCCTTGAGGGCTTCTTCCCGGCCCCGCGGCCGGCCTACGGCACCACGCAGCGCGGCTCGATGGTCCCGGTTCCGGACATGCTGTTCTACAAGGATCAGCTCGAGGAGATCAACGAATACACCGCGCGCATTTCGGCGCTGAGCGAGGCGCTGCGGCTCAAGGGCTTCTATCCGGGTGGCGCGGGAGAACTCGCCGACGCCATCGAAACGGCGATGAAGCGCCAGGACGATCGGGCAATCTTGGTGCCGGTGTCCAACTGGGCGCTGCTCGGCAACGGCCAGGCGAAAGACACCATTGTCTGGATTCCGATCGAGATGGTGGCGACCACCATCACCGAACTGGTCGCGCTGCGGAAGCAGGTGATCGAGGATGTCTATCAGATCATGGGTCTGAGCGACATTATGCGCGGCCAGACCGAGGCCAGCGAGACGCTCGGCGCGCAGCAACTCAAAAGCCAGTACGGCTCGGTGCGCATCCGCGACAAGCAGAACGAGCTCGTCCGGATTGCCCGCGATGTGACGCGCATCGTCGCCGAGATCATGGCCGAGAACTTCACGTCGAAGTCGCTCTTGGACATGTCGCAACTCGACATTCCCTCCGATGCCGACATCGCCAAGCAGGCGGCCCCGCTCAAGCAGCAGGTGCGCCAGATCGGCATGGACCTCAGGAAGGCCGCCACTGATCCCCAGATCAAGCAGATGGCGGCCCAGCAGCCCGACAAGGCCAAGCAGGTCATCGCGCAATATGAGCAGCACGCCCAGGAATTGACGGCGCAAATTCAAAAGCTCGAGGAAACCGTCACCATCGAGCAGGTGATGACGTTCCTCAGGGACAACCGGACCCGCGTATTCGATCTCGACATCGAGACAGATTCGACGATCACGCCCGACGAGAATGCCCAGAAGCAGCGCGCCACCGAATACATGACTGCCATGGGCGCGCTGTTCGGCCAGATCGTGCCGGCGGTCGAGGCCGTGCCGCAGTCGGCGCCGCTGGCCGCCGAGGTGATCCGGTTCGTGAACGCCCAGTTCCGCGTTGGTCGGCAGTTCGAGCAGGTCATCGAGACGTTCACCGACCAGATGAAGCAACTTGCGGCGCAGCCAAAGAACACTGGACCGACCGCCGAGGAGATCAAGCAGCAGTCCGAGCAGATGAAGGGTCAACTTGCGGCTCAGCAGATGCAGATGGACGCCAAGGACTCGCAGGCCGCCGCGATACTGGCCGGCAAAGACCTCGAATTGCGCCAGGCAACCGCCGCGGCAGACGCCAAGAACAAGGCCGACAAGATCGCCGCCGACGAGCGTGTCGCCCTGGCCAAGAATGAAGCGACATCGGCCAGCGACAAGCTCAAAGCGATCACTTCGATCGCCGTTGCGCTGATCAACAATAAGGACGAGGCGCAGGGCCAAATCCTCGAAGCCCAGCTTGCGCATGCGCTCGGGATGCAGGAACACCAGCAAACGCTGCAACAGGCCGAGCAAGAGCATCAGCACCAGCTCGAACTACAGGCCAATGAGCAACAGCACCAAGTCGAGACGCAGGCGGCCGACCAGCAGCACCAGCAGGGCATGCAGGCCGACCAAAACGACGCTGCAATGGAGCAGCAGGAAACGGCTCTAGAGGCCGCAAAGGAACAGGAGCCCGCATAGAATGGCCCAAACAGTTGACGACCAGCTTTCCGGCTTGGGATGCCCGCCGGCGCTCGCCATCGAACTCAAGCGCTCCCTGCTCACCGGGCAGACCACCACGGCCGCCATCATCAGCGGGTGCGGTGTGGCCTATCCGAGCGCGGTGGAGATCGCCACTCAGGTCAACGCCAGGACCGGCAACGCGACCAACCTCTGCAACGCCGGGTTCTCGGCGCCGCTCGCCGCCATCATGGCCGCGGTGATCAGTGCGGGGCCAGCGTGATTGTGGTCTTCGCCGTAGTCTGTGGGGTGATCCTGGCTCTGCTCGGGGTCCTCGTTTGGGTAGGTATCGGCACCAAGCGGGCAATGAACCGGAACGACAATCGATGACCCCGCAACTCGCGCCCGTCCCGCTTTCGGTCCCGCCATCGATGCACGCTCTCGTGCAGCGCTCGGCCGAATGGTGCCCGTGGCCGCTCAAATGCATGGTCACCAAGCAGCCGATCAGCGGCAAATGGGTGGGAACACCTTGCGCTTGCGCGAACTGCGTGCTTTTCCGAACCGGAGCCGCGTGATATTCGCGAGGGCATGAGCACTCAAACTGCTTCCCCGATGAAGATCACCGTCCGCGGCTCCCTCCGACTCATCGCCTGCCCCTCATGCGGCGAACTCCACGACAAGAGCGATTGGCCGCCGAACCACGCCCGCCCAGGTGAAGTGCTCGTCGCTCCCAATGTCATCCGCGATGAGATGCCACCGATCCAGGGCCAGCACGACGGCAAGATCTACGACAGCAAGCGCGCCATCCGCGCCAGCTACGAGCCGAGTGGCAACGCCGAGGGCAAGAAGTTCGTCGAGATCGGCAACGACCCGGCCAGGTTGCGCCCATTCAAGCGACAACCGCCAGACAAGAAGGGCATTCGCACCTCGATTGAGAAAGCCCGCGCTAAGCTCTCAAACGGCGAAGTCACGCCGGAAACCTATGAGCGCAAGGTAATCACGCGACCCGGCCCGCTGCTCGCCCGCAAGGGCAAGGAAAAGCGGATATGATCGACAAACTGCTGCAAAACTGGAGCGATGACGAGCGCTGGACACCTGAACTCGCCGCCAACGTTCTCACCGCGCAAGAAGCCATGAGTGGCGGGTGGTATCCGACCGAACACATCCGCTTTGTCGAGCGCGGCGTGCCGGCTCGGTTTATCCTCCAGCAACTATGGCTCGCGATCAGCCCAAATACCGGCCAATCTCTCGATTTCGCCGAGTGGCGAGACGTTCCATCCGTAAAGGAAACTCCGCATGCCTGACGCCATCGTCGCCGAAGCCTCGCCGGCTCCCGATCCCAACGCGATCGTCATGCCGGACAATCCGATCACGGACCCGGAGCCAAAAAAGCCCGAGCCCAAGGTCGAGGAAAAGCCAAAGCCATCGCTGCGTGACAGCATCGCCAAGGCCAAGGCCAAAGTGGACGCTGCCGAGGTCGACCCGAAGGCGGTGAAGACCGAGGCCAAGCCCAAGGTTGAGGTGAAAACCGAGAAGGTCGATCCGAAAGCGAAGCCGGAGACGAAGACCGAGCCGGTCAAGTCGGAGCGACCGCGCGGCGAGCATGGCCACTTCGCGCCGGATCCCAATAAGACCGATGCCGAGAACGAAGCGGCGCGGCGCGAGAGCGAGGTCAAGGACGCTGCCACCACGCGCCAGAGCGAGGCGAAGCCCGGCGACACGACCGATCACCGCCAGCCGCCGGCGCGCTTCTCGCAGGCCGCCAAGGAGACCTGGGCCACACTCCCCGAGGAGACGCAGAAGGAGACGCACCGCGCCTTCCGCGAACTCGAGGCCGGCTTGACTAAGCACCGCGAGGGCTCGGCCCGCTACAACGAGGTCTTCAAGACCTATGACGACATGGCCAAGCAGTCGAATGTCGACCCCAAGGCCACGCTCGAGGGCTACATCGCGATCGATCGCGCGCTGCACTCCGGCAATCCGCAGCACATCGTCGGCGCCATCAACGAGGTGATGAAGGCGGCCGGCATCGATCCGAAGCAATATGCGCAGGCCATTCTTGGCGGTCAGCAACAGCAGCCCAACCAGCAACAAGAACGCCAGGCGCAGCCCAGCGCCGAGGTGGTCGAATTGCGCCGTACCGTGGCTCAGTTGCAGGAGAAACTCGGCGGCGTCGAGCAGCATATTCAGTCACAGGTCAAGGATAGGCACCAGCAGACGTTGCAGGAATGGGGCGCCGACAAGCCGCACTGGGACAAGCTGCTGCCGCAGATCAGAACGTTGGTCAAGGACGAGGGATTGTCGCCCGACGACGCCTATGCTAGTGCTTTGGTCGCGGCGCAGGATCAAGCGCGGGCCTTTCTCGGTGACAGTGCGCTCAAAACGCCATCACCGCGGCCCTCGAAATCTAGCACCGAAGAGCTTAGCGAGCAGATCGAAAAAGGCTCGAGATCGATCAACGGCGCTCCAAGCGCAGGTGCAGAACCCGCGTCTCGTAAATCAGGACCGCTCCCCCCACTCAAGGAATCCATCGCGAGGGCCATGCGCTCAGTGGTGTGATCTCCGCCACATCGGGTGCTTAAATGAGCCTGACTACCGTCGAGAAAAACCAGGAAATCCTGTCGATGACGCTGGAGGATCGCGCCCCCGGCTATCAGGATCTGGTCTCGAACTCCAACGCGCTCCTCGCCACGATGCAGCGCAAGGGCCTTTGGCAGACCTACTCCGGCCCCACCATTCGTGAGCGCCTGCTGTACGCGCTCAGCGGCAACATCGTCTGGTACAACGGCTACGACTATCTGCCGAACTCGCCGGCCGAGCTGTTCAACGACGCCGAGTTCCGCCCCAAGATGCTGGCGGCTGGCGTGTCCCTCGCCAACGAGGATATCCTCAACAACGAGGGGTCCAACCAGCTGATGGACATCATGGAAGCTCACATCGGCGCGGCCGAAATCGAGCTCCAGAACGAAACCGACACGTCGCTGCAGTCGGATGGCACTCGTTTTGGCGGCAAGGAGCTCGGTGGCCTCAAGCTTGCCGTTCCGACCACCGTCAACTCGGGCACCTACGGCGGTATCTCGCGCGTGACCAACGCCATCTGGCGCACCACCACATTCGACATCAACTCCTACGATACCGGCATTGGCACCGGCTGGACCTCGACGACGGTCCGCCCATTCCTCAATCGCTTCATGACCATCCGGTCGCGGGCGAAGCAGGGCGCCGATCTGCTCTTGGCCTCGGCCGAGCCGTACGCGGCTTACGACGCGGCAACGGTGGCGATCCAGCGCATCAACGACGAGACCCAGCTAGGCAAGCTCGGGTTCCAGTCGCTGAAATACTTCGGCGCCGGCCGCTCGGCCGAAATCGTGCAGGATGGTGGCATCGGCTCCAATATGCCGTCGAGCACGGTCTATGGCCTGATGACCGACGCGCTGCGCATCCGCTACCACCCGGAGCGCAACTTCTCCAAGATCGGCAAGACGATGATGCCGATCAATCAGGACGCCCAGGTCCAGTATATCGGGCTCATGGCCGAACTCACGATGGTCAATCCGCTGTTCCAGTGGAAGGCCTACGACAGTTCGCCATGAGATGCCTCTGACCCAAACCCCAAAAACCCCGTCCTGAGAGGCGACAATGACCTTCGTTCCCGCAACTTCAAGTCTCGGCCTGCAGCGCATCGCCGATACCGCTCTGGCGGTGTCCACGATGTTCGCTGGCGGTCGCAAGCCAGGCCCCCAGCTCGGCGACATCATCCGCGCCATCGACCCGACGTATGGTGCGGGCGAGTTTATCTATCTGCAGGGCGTCGCCTCCACAGTGGTGGGCTCGCTGGTGACGTTCGACCCGTACCTAAACACCACCACGCTCGCTCCGGCGACGGGCGGCAAGGGGCCCGTCGCTGTGGCAATGTCGATCAACCTGCTCGGCTATTACGGCTGGTATCAGATCGGCGGTGTGGCCGCGGTGAAGTGCCCCAACTCTGTGGTGGTCGGCGCGGATGTCTACATGCTGGCGGCGACGCCGGGCAGCGTGGACGATGCGCAGGTCAACGGCGAGCAGGTGCTCAACGCGACGTTCTCGACCGACACCGGCACGCCATCGAGCGGTCTGGCGCTGGTCCATATCAACCGCCCGTTCCTCCAGGGGCAGGTGGTCTAACCATCTCCCATATATTCTCCCGGAAGGGGCTGGCAGCGATGCTGGCCCCTTTTGCGTTTATCAGGTAAGCCTAATCAATAGGCTCAAACCCTTCCGAGGAAATCCCCGATGGACCAAATTTACCTCAAGCCCGATGCGAATGCTGGAACGCGAGTCGTGTTCCGCGTGCACGGCATTGTTGACGAAATGGCGTCTCGCGCCGCTAAGCGCGCCATTCACAAAGACATCGAGGTCTGCGACATCAGTTTCGCGGGCAACAAGCAGACGATCGGCACGTTCCCGGCGCACGAAGTTGCCGACTGGGTCGACGATCCGGAATACGGTGAGCGCCACCAGCGCACTTATGCCGAGAAGTACGCCAAGGAATATGCCGCGTTCAAAGCCGGCAACCCGCAGTCGCAGGCCGGAACGCCGCTCGAAGCACTGGCGATGAGCGAGAACAAACGCCGCGAATTGCGCCAGATCAACGTGTGGACCGTCGAAGCCCTGGCCTCACTCGACGGCAACAATCTCAAGAACCTCGGCATGGGCGGCCGCGAGCTCAAGAACCAGGCCATTGCGTTCCTCGAGCAGGCGGCGGCCGGCGCCGGCGATCAGCTCCTGATCACCGAACTCGCCAAGCGAGACGCCGTCATCGCCGAAATGCAGGCTAAGCTCGAGGCGCTAACGTCATCGGACAAGACCGGCGCCGAGCCAGAAACCACAGAGATCGAGCCCGACGTCACCGCCTCGACCGAAAATCCGCAGTGGGCGACCTTCTCCGACGAGGACATCGCCAACATGCTGACCGAGGCTGGCATCAAGGTCGATGGTCGCTGGGGCCGCGCCACGCTGATCGAGAAGGCCGAAGAAAAGATCGCCGCGAAGACTAAGCAAGACGCCTAACAGGAGGCCGCCATTTCGATCCTCACAGTCGTGCAGCAGGCGTCATCGAAATGCGGCTTCACCAGCCCGACGCAATTGGTCGCGGACACCACTGCGACCTCGCTTGAAATCCAGGCCACCCTCGCCGAGGTCGCCGCCCAGATCCGCGATCGCTACGACTGGCAGGCCTACAAGGCCCTAGGGACGCTAACCGGAGACGGCGTGACCTTGGGGTTTAGCTTCCCCGCAAATTACGCCCGCATGCTCAAGAAAGCGAGCTTATGGCCGTCCTCGAACCCCAATCGGCCTCTGACCCATATCGTCGACTCCGACCTGTGGCTGGGGATGATCTCGCAGAACTTCACTCCCGTCGTCGGGATGTGGACGATCTACGGCAACCTGATCCAGATCCGCATGGGCGGCCAGACTGCCCCGATGGCTTTGGCTGCAACGGTGCAATTCTTCTACGAGACCAACCTGCAGTTCACCGACAGTGGCGGCACGCCCAAGACAGCGATTACCGCGGATGGCGACATCTTCCGGCTGACCCCTGACACGACGGTCGGCGAGCGCCTGTTGAAACTGGGTTTCATCGCCAAGTGGAAGCAGGACAAAGGCCGCCCCTATGCGCAGGATACCTCGGATTTCGAGGATGCGCTCGGAGTGCTGATCGGCAACGACAAGGGCAGCAAGATCATCGCCGTCGGACCGGGCCGCTACCCCGCAGGGGTCGACATCGCGGCGCCTTGGCCGGTGATCGACAACGGGGGGCCGTAATGCCGTATGCAGCTGGCCGCCGCGTCCCCGTTCAACCCCAGTTTGAACCAGAAAGCGCTCCGGTCCATTTCCCGGCCCCGACTGGCGGTTGGGTCTCGGCCAAGAACCCGGCAGCTGATGGCAAGGTCCCGTTCAAGCTCTACGGTCCTCCGGCCGAGCGGCTTGAGAACTTCTTTCCCGACGAGGTCGGCATCTCGGTCATGGGCGGCTCGGCGCTCTACGCGACGATCGGCGCGTTCCCATGCGAATCGATGTGGGCCTACATCGGCGGCACGACACACAAACTCGCTGCGGCCGGCAACGGCAAAATCTTCGACATCACAACGCCGGGCAGTCCGACCGTTCCACCTTCGGCAGACGTGACGGGCCGGACCACCAACTATTATTCGACACAGAATTTCGCGACCTCGGGCGGCAATTACCTCTACGCCTGCAACGATACCGATAAGCCGCTGCTCTATGACGGCACGACCTACACCGCGATCGATGGCGTCTCGGTTCCCGCGATCACGGGGGTGACTACCTCAACGCTCAGCCAGGTCAACGCCTACAAGAACCGGCTGTTCTTTGTGCAGGGCGGCACTATGAACGTCTGGGCACTGCCGGTCGGCGCAATCGGCGGCGCTGCGATCCAGATCAGCTTGGCGGGTATCTTCCGCAAGGGCGGTGCGGTGCTGTTCACGGCGACATGGTCGCTCGATGCCGGCGACGGCTTGAACGCCAATCTGGTGATCATGTCGACCCAGGGCGAGGTCGCGATCTACAACGGCACCGACCCATCGGACGCCACCAAATGGGCGCTGGTTGGCGTCTACGATGCGCCAAAACCGCTGGGCAAGAACGCCTTCGTCAAGGCCGCGGCGGATCTGCTGCTGTTCACCGAGCAAGGCGCTATCCCGGTGTCGACCCTCAAGGGTCGCGACAAGGCCAATATCGGCTCCTATGCCGTCTCCAGGGCGATCGAGCCGGACTGGGTTGTGGACGCCCGCACCCGCCGCGCATTGCCATGGGAGGGCGTGATCTGGCCAAATCGCCAGCGCATGATCGTCTCTAACCCGGTCACCGCCGACGACCAGGCGACTCCACCATGGTGCTACGTCGCAAACACGACCACCGGGGCGTGGTGTAAACGCACCGGCTGGAACACGCGCTGTCTCGCGCTGCACAACGAGTTCGTCTATTTTGGCTCCAATGACGGCACCATCAAGCAGATGGAAATCGGCGCCTCCGACGTCGGCGCGATCTACTACCCGGTCGCCGTGTTCGGCTGGTCGGACATGGGCAAGCCCGGATTCCAAAAGACCGTCATCTCGGCGATCTCGCGCTGGATCATCGCGGCCCCGATCAATCCGCTGATCTCGGTTTCAGTCAATTTCGCCATCCTGCTCCCCTCGCCGCCGAACGCGCAGCCCGACATCACGGCGCCAGGCCAGTGGGATGTTGGTCTCTGGGACGTCTCGAAATGGGATACGGGCGCCACGCTCTATGCCTACAATTCCGGCTGGGTTTCCGTGAACCAGTCCGGCTTTGCGCACGCCGTTCAGGTGCAAATGTCGATGGGCGGCACTGTGACCCCGAACGCCAAACTGCTGCAGGTGTCGGCGCTGGTCGAGAGCGGCGAGATCATGCTGACGTGACCTACACCATTGGCCTCGAGAGCGGCCACACCGCTCACCCCGAGCTCGACCCGCTCTATCGCCAGCACTATGCCGAGATGCAGGACCGCCTCGCCTCGCAGGGCATCCCGATCGGTCCCTACGCGCCGCGGCTCGATGAATATTTCAAGGGCATGGATGCAGGGTACATCCTGACTTTTGTCGTGCGGTTCGACGGCGCCCCAGTCGGCTATGCCAATATTTATTTGACATCGGACATGCATAATTCTCAGCCCATCAGTTCCGAGGACACTATTTTCGTGACCAAGGCGCACCGAAACGGTATCGGTCGGCGCCTCACCAAATTCATCATTGAAGAACTTCGATCCCGCGGTGTTTTAAGGGCGTGGGCGACTGCCACGACCGACCCTCGCGTGGTACTAATGCTTGAGCGGATGGGGTGGCGTCGGGCCGCCACTGTCATGGTCTACAACTTCGAGGACCCCAAGAATGCGCCAAAGAAAGACGCCAGTTCCGACCCGGGAACGTCTGCGTGAGCTTTTTGACTATGACCCGCTGAGCGGTCTTTTCACCCGCAAACTCAGCGTTGGGCGCAAGAAGTTCAAGCCCGGGACCATCGCAGGATGCGTCGAGGCCCGGGGCTACATCAACATCGGCGTCGATGGGGTCATCTACCGAGCGCACCAACTGGCCTATCTCTACATGACCGGCGAGTGGCCAGACGACACCATCGATCACTGGAATCGGGTTAAGTCCGACAATCGCTGGGAAAATCTGAGACCCGCGACCATGCAAGAGCAGGCGTGGAATATGGATGCCCGTGGCGCCAGTGGTTTACGAGGCGTAAGGCAGGCCGCCCCGGGTAGGTGGTATGCTGGCATTACGGTTGATCGGCAATTCTTCTATCTCGGCAGCTTCGACACGCCAGAGGCGGCGCATGAAGCCTATCTCGCCGCCAAAGCCGTTCACCATCCGGGAGCGCCGCTGCATTGATTGCCAAAGGGTCGGCTTCGCGGTATTTGTAGCCAGCGGCTTCCTCAGACGAAACGCTTTCTCGTCTCTGAGGGTGATCAAAAATCTGCCAGCAAGCTCCTCCCGCTCCGCCGTCCGTAGCCCAGACCGCTGCCGCTCAGACGCAGGTCAATACCGACACCGCCGCGGCGCAGGCGAAGGCCAACAAAGAAACGGCCATTGCGCAGTCGAACCTCAATGCGATCAATCAGGTCACGCCGACCGGCTCGCTGACCTACTCGACCACCGGCACCAATCCCGATGGCACCCCGATCCGCACCGCCACGCAGACGCTCTCCCCGGTCGAGCAGGCGCTTTTCGACACCAACGAGGGCACCAAGCAAAACCTTTCCGAGCTCGCCAAGACTCAGTCTGGCCGGCTCGGTGGCTTGCTGTCCACGCCGATCGACTTCACCGCGCAAAAGGACTACCTCGAAAATCTGACCAAGGGCGCGCTCGATAAGACCTGGGCGCAGGACGAAGCCACCCTCGCCAGCACCTTGTCCAACAAGGGCATCAGCGATCAGTCCGACGCCTACACCCGAGCGTTCTCCGACTTCCGCAAGGACAAGTCAGCCGCCTACGATGCGGCCAATGTCGGCAACTTCACCACGGCGTTGCAGGACCAACTCGCGCTGCGCAACCAGCCCATCAACGAGATCCTCGCTCTCGCCGGCCAGAGCGGCGTCACCAGCCCGTCTTTCGCGTCGACTCCGCAATCGAGCGTGTCGCCAACCGGGATCGCAGGGGTCGACATCGCAGGCCTGACCAACACCAACTACAACCAGCAGGTTGCCGCGGTGAACGCCGCGAACAACAACACCAACCAGACCCTGGGCGGCCTCTTCGGCATTGGCACCTCGTTGCTCAAGCTCTCCGACGAGCGCACCAAGACCGATATCGAATACGATGGCGGCGAGACCGAGGACGGCATCCCGACGGCGACCTATCGCTACCTCTGGGACGATCCCGACACGATCCGCGAGGGCGTGATCGCCCAGGACGTGGCCGAACGCCGGCCGGATGCAGTGCGCCGGATAGGCGGGCTGCTCGCGGTTGATGCGCGTAAGATCCCGGAGGCGGTATAAATGGCCGTCACACTCCCATTTGTTTGGGGGCCCGGAGGCTCGCAGGTCACGCCCGAAGCGTTGGCCAAGCAGCAGGCCGTGATCGATGCGCTCATGGCCTCGAGCGACAAGCTGCCAACGAACTTCTGGGAGGGCGCCAAGGGCCTGACCGATACCCTCGTGGGCAATACCCTGCAGGAACGCCACGACCAGGCGCTGTCGAAGGCCCAGGGCGATTTCTCGCAGCAGTTCGATGCGCTGGGCAGCACGCCATCCCGATCGCAACTCGAAACGCTCGCCGGCAACGGCTTCGCCAATCCGAACCAAGAGGCCGTGGTCAGGGCGCTGCTGGCTCAGAACCTCGAGCAGACCGATCCGTCGCAGCAACTCGATCGGCAATACAAGCAGGCCCAGATCGACCAGATGAAGGCCAAGCCGGCGCAGCCGCTGGTCAATGCTGGTGGCGGCTCGATCTATGACCCGAATAACAAGACGTGGATCACGCCGCCCGGCGCGATTACTCCGGACGCGCCTGTCGTCACCTTGACCGATCAGGGCACGCCGGATCCGACGTCGCAGGATGCGTTTCTCAAGTCGATCCCCGATCAGAAATATGCGCAGACCGTCAAGGCCGTCGCCAATTACGAACTCGACCCCCGTGTTGCGTCTAAGCGTGGCGATGCGCAGCTCAAACTCATCGAGGACGCCAAGGCGTTCGATCCGACCTATGACGCTTCGCAGTTCCCGGCTCGCATGGCGGCGCGCAAATCGTTCACTTCCGGCCCCGCCGCTTCGGCGCTGAACTCGGCCAATCTCGTGATCGGCCACCTCAACGAGTTGATGAAGGCCTCGGGCGAGCTCGGCAATTCAGGCTTCACGCCGTGGAACATGGCGGTGAACACCTACAAGACCAACACCGACAATCCGGCGATCAAGAAATTTCAGGTCGCCCAGCAGGCCTCGGCCGATGAACTCGCCAAGGTATTCAAGGGCTCCGGTGCCTCGGACGTGGAATCGATCGCCGGCTGGATGCGTAACCTCGATGCGAACGCCGGTCCAGATCAGCAGAAGGCCTCGATTCAGCAGGCGATCACGCTGCTGCAGTCGCGTGTCGCCGCGTTGCGCGACCAATATCAGAACGCCATGGGCAAGCCCGCCGACTTTCAGTTCCTCAACGAGCACTCGGCTGAGGCGCTCGTCGCCATGGGCGTGGATCCAGCCACTGTCGATCCGAACTATAAGCCGCCCCCGGATGGTGACGGCACCCCGAGCGCGCCCAAGCTGCTCAGCAAGGACAGCAAAGAGGCCGACCGCCAGTTCGAGGCTCTGCCCGCCGGGGCTCACTTCATCGGTCCCGACGGTGTGCCGCGGGTGAAGCCGTGAAGTGGAGCGAAGCCCCTCCGGTGGATAAGCCAGCGACCGCTACAGTCGCCAGCGCAGGCACGTCCAAATGGCAGGATGCGCCGCCGCTTGATAAGGCACCCAACGCACCGGCCGGCCCAATGACGCTTTCGGCGCAGCCGAACCTCGGCGGCGTGCCGCTGGTCGGTCCGCTGTTGAGCGCCATGGGCTATAACGGCGTCCCGAAGGTCAATGAGCCAGGCTACACGCCGAGCAGCGTGCCAATCCTCGACCCGATCAATTCGTTTGCGCATGGGTTCCTCAACGGCGTCCCAATCGTCGGGCCGATGTTGAACAGCGCGGCCGACAAGCTCGATGCGCTCACCTATGGCGAGAAACCGGATGTTCGGGCCGCATTGAATGCGTCCGATCAGCAGCAATTTCCAACGGCGTCGACCGTCGGAGAGGTTACTGGCACTGTCGCACCGCTGGCCGTCGCCGGCGCCACATCGCTGGGCGGCAAGATCCTCGGGCTGACCGGAAGTACGGCACAGCGCATTGGTGCTTCTCTCGGCTCAACGGCGGCGCTTACGACTGCCGATCAGATGGCGCGCGGCAAGTCATTCCAAGATGCCGTGCGCGATGCGCTGGTGCCGTCGTTGGTGTCGGCTGCCGTGCCAGGCGGTGAGCGTGTCGTGACCAATGTCGTGAAGAGCTTCGGCAAGACCGCCGCGCCGACTGTGGAAGCGCTCAAGGAGCAGGCGGGCAAGATCTACGATGCCGCGCGCGACTCGGGCGTGCAGATGAGCCAGGAAGGCACGATCAACCTCTCGGATCGCATGTACGAGCTCGCCCAGAATGAAGGTCTCGTTTCGCCGACTGGTCGCGTCGATACGTCCTATCCGAAGATCGTCAACGCCCTGCAGACGTTTGATGACTACTCGCATGGCTCGATGACCGTGCCACAGATGCAGTCGGTGCGCCGGAAGCTACAGGACGCCGCGGCGAGCGCCGACTCGGGCGAGAAGCGCATCGGCACGATCATGCTGCGCAAATTTGATCAGGTGGTCGCGCAAGGGGTGCCTGAACTCAGCCAAGCCTCAGCGCTCTACCACAAGGCGATGAAGGGGCAGGAGATCGAGCAAGCCATCGAACTCGCTGGCAATCGCGCCGGCCAGTTCTCAGGGTCAGGCTTCGAGAATGCTCTCCGCACCGAGTTCCGCGCTCTCGATCGTCGCTATATCAAGGGAGATCTTCCGGGCTACACTCAGGAAGAAATCGACGCGATCCGAAAGGTGGCAAGCGGTGGGCCGATCGAGAATATCCTCCGGTACTTCGGCAAGGCTGCGCCGACTGGCATTGTCAGTGCGCTTGGTGGCGCTGGTGCTGGATATTTGGCAGGCGGCCCAGTTGGGGCGGCGGCGGTCATGGGAACTGGCGCTGGCGCTCGCATGGCTGCTACGGCTCTGCAGAAGCGGAATGCGGCGGTCGCGGATGCTCTAGTGCGGCGCGGTGGCCCCGCCGTCATGGGCGACAAGCAAAGAGCCATCGTCCAGGCCATATTGGCATCTTCGCCGGGTATTGCACTCGGAGCTCGCGGTTTAGCGATGCAGGAGGCTCAGTGATGGCGCAGCCAGATCATAAAACCCGCCACCACGAGAATGCCGACCCAAAACGAAATGCGTTCAGTGGTTGTCTTTCCCATGCCCCCTATGTAGCGCTGGGGAAAGGGGGCGACAATGGCCCAGTTGCTTAAGGTCATCCAAGACCCGTCGATCGTTAACAACGTTCCGACGACGCCGCTCGAGCAGCTGCAGCTCGCGACCGAGCGCAAGGCCGCCGAAATGGCCAAGGCGCGCGGCGCCGCCATCACGCAGGCGATCCTCGCCTCATCGCCCTATGACGTGCAGAACGATCCGAATTATCCGGTGAGCGCCGGCTACAAGGCCGGGACCTGGGCCAATCCGCCCAAGCAGGTCGGAACGCTCCGGGTGGCATCGTCGGACACCGCTGTGCCCGGTCCGCGCGGGTCGGTGGTGCTGAACAAAGATCAGGACCGTCTCGCCTCAGGCGGCGGGCTGGCATTCGCCGGCGAGCAACCTACCACGCCAGCGCAGCGGGCTATTGTCGCCGCGCTCGTCGCTCCTCCGCCGAAACCCCGTGTGGTCGCCGCGCCGCTCGCTGTGGCGAAGCGTGAGGGCATTATCGGCACGCCATGGACTGGCGGATGGGGCGCGGCCGGCCTCGGTCAAACCGATTGGTCGGTCGCAAATCAGGGCATGGGTGGCATCGGCGGGCTCGTCTCGCAGCGCGCGCCTGCAGTCGTTGCGGCACCAAGCGACGGCGGGTTCAACCTGTTCTCGCTGTTCGGCAATGGCGGTGGCTACGCGCCGCAGGTCGGCTATAACGGCTCGACCACCGTGACCTCAAACGATCTCGCTGGCGTCAACGGCGGCAATCAAAGCATTTTCGGGGTGAACGCCGTGTTGCCGGACAGCATGAACACCAAACGTTGGATTACGGGGGAGTAGGGTGAGGCTTCCTCCGCAGAGCAGCTGGTTTGGCTGGGTCGAATCCTTCAGCGCGGACTTTGTCGCGCCACGCTTGGCCGCGAACGTTCAGGCAGATGCGACAATGCCGGCGACCAGAATTGATGTAGGTATTCTCTGGCGTATATTCGTGGCCGTGTGGGCAATGCGTCTTGCCGCGATTGTGAGCCCAGGCCTTCTCGAGCTCCTCGGGCTGGAAGTTGTAGCCCTTAAGGTGCTTGGCCGAGAGAACTTCTTCGATCGGGCGCCCGTTTTTCGCGCGGTTGGCGATAGTCCGCGCCTTGAACCCCAAGGTCTCTCCGACGAGATTTGCGAGTACAGGGACGCCTGCGACATCAATTATCAGCGTGCGACGAGTGTTGAGCGATTGCTCGCGACGGGTCGCCCAGCGACAATTGTTGGGCTCGTAATTGCCGTTCTTATCGGGGTGGCGATCAAGAGTATGCTTGGGCGTCGGCTTCGGCCCCATATCTTCGAGGAACGCTTCGAAACTGTTCTTCCAGCGTTCGCAGACGCGAATGCCGCGCCCCCCATAATTTTCCCATCCGGTGCTCTTTTCATAGGTGCAGCGGCGATTCATCATGTACCAAGTCAGGTAAAGCGGGTGCTTGTTTTTGTACGACATGGTATAAGCGAGTACATCTCATACACCACGCTTGTCAAGGCAGGGGCTTAATATGCCGCGCAACGGATCAGGGGTCGCTTCTGCTGTTCCCGGAAGTAATACTGTGGCCGCTTCGACCACCATACTTTCAGCTTTAGAGAACTCGCTCGTCAACGATCTGATCAACATGCTCAACACCGCATGGCCGCTTTCGGTCGGCCTCGGTGCAGCTGGCCAGATCGGCTCATGGGACGCGCTCACCGCCAAAGGCACTGATATTCCCTCGGCTGGCACGATCAATCTTACCACGGCGACCGGGCCGCGTGTTGACATCAGCGGCACGACGACGATTACTGCAGTCACGCTCGCCAACAGTGATATGCGCATTGCCCGCGCGACGGGTGTGTTCAAGCTCACCGCCTCTTCGACGCTATTGGTCAACGGCTCGGCGACCACGAGCTACACCACCAAGAGCGGTGACCTGCTGCTATTCCAGGCCGAGGGCGGGATCGTCTCGGTCTATATCATCGGTCGAGGTCTCAAGGACACGCTGCGGTCACGCACCAACCGCGAGTGGAATCCGGCTTGCGAAGTCAGCCAGCAGAACGGCACGACGCTCGGCACGACCAACGGCTACTTCGCGACCGACAATCTGGCGATGTATTTCACCGCCGCGACCGCCGCGATGTCGATTCAGCAGATCGCAGGCCCGACACTCAACGGCTCAGCGCATCAGGTCGAGTGGAAATGCACCACGGCCAAGGCGTCGCTGTCGGCCGGCGACTTCGTGCTGCTCACCACCAAGATCGAAGGCCTCGACGTTGCCGACCTCAAATGGGGCACCGCCAGCGCTATTCCAGCGACCCGCTCGTTCCAGTTCAAGGGTCCGGCCGGTACCTATCACCTCCACGGTCAGAACCGCTCGGGCAATCGGCACATCGCCATCCCATTCACACCGACCGCGGCGAACACCGAGGAGCGCATCGATCTCGTGGTGCCGGGTGATACTTCGGGCACATGGACGGTCGATAACGATACTCTCATTACCTGGGACATCGTGCTGGCGGCAGGGTCAACTTTCACAGGCGGCTCTGCCTCAACGTGGTCGGGATCGACGTTCTATGCCGCCAGCACGCAGTTCAATGCGCTGAGCCTCAACACCAATGTCGTGCGCGTGGGGGATTTCAGCTTCTCCCCCGATCCTGATGCAACGGGTGTGGCTCCGGCTTGGGTGCCGGTGAATATCGATGATGCAACGAGAAAGAGCCAGCGATACTATTCTGTCGTTTATGCCAGCGGAACGCAGGCCGCAACCACTACTGTTGCCACTTATACTGAACTCCCGGTCGCAATGCGTAGCGTTCCGGGGGTTAACTATGTGACCGGGTCGTTGACCATCGAGGGGATCGGGACTCCTGCAAGCATCACTGTGACATCTACCTCCTTCACGACAGCGTATTGGATGCGATCGAACTTCTCCTTTACGGCTACTGGCGCAACTGGAACGCCGTCGTTTTCACAGCATACGCTTAACGCGAGACTGACATGACGCTACACGCATGGGGGGACTCGCTTCCAGCCGGAGCAGGGGCATCCGACCCGAGTAGGTGTTTTGCGCAACTGCTGGCCACCAGCATGGGCGTCTCGCTCGTCAACCACGGTTATACATCCTTCATGGTCATGGATGCCTATGACGGAATCATGGGGGTGCCGCCGACCGCCAACGATGTACACATCTTCGAGTTCGGGACCAACGACGAACGCTGGTACAATCTAGATGCCACGAAGCGTGGTTACTTCATCGACGGGCTGCGCTACGAGATAGCGCGAATGGCCTCCGTCATCACGCCAATCGCATCGTCCATGCTGACCGGCTCTTGGACGACAGGCGCCCCATTCGGTACTTACGCGGCAAATGCCAACGGCTCTAAAGCCACGTTCTCATTTACGGGGCCGAACCTCATTATCGGCACGTTGCGCCAGGCTGCTAATCCAACTTCGTTACAGGTAAGGATTGACGGTGTCGTCAAGACGACCTTCGCGGTCGGCGGCATCGTGACCACCATGTACAATCGGCAGTACGGCCCCGCCGCGTTCGGCCTGACCGGCCTCGGCGCGGGCTTACACACATGCGAGGTCACGGCGCTCAACGCTGATCCTGGCAATTGGTGTTACCTGCAATATTTCTCGACCGGCGCGCCTCTGGGGAAAGCGTGTGTCATCAACATTCCGCACGCTCTCCAATACGAGTTGAACGGCAACCCGGCTGGCTCGCAGGCAAATGTTGATGCCTACAACGTTGCCCTTGCTGCTCTCGTGTCAGAACTCGCCGGGTACGGATTGAACGTGGCGCTGGCCGACGTGTGCAGCGTCCTAACAACCTCTGACATGTTCGATGAAGTTCATCCGAACGACAGTGGGCATCTAAAGATTGCCAACGCTGCATCGATCTCCTTAACTGGCGATCAGATCTATGTTCCGACCCAAACATTTATGCGAGGCGATGGGAAATATTTTGTTGGGGTCGGAAGTACTCGCAAGGAAATCGGGACAATAGCGGAATGAGGTTCTAAGGCGATGCAAAAAGGCTACGAATGGCTGCTCGATGAGACTGGTCCCAAGATGCTGCTCGAGGGACTGAAGCTCTACGGCGTGCACGAGGTCGCCGGCCCCAAGAACAATCCAGAGATTATCGATTGGGCCAATGAGGTCCATACGACCTATCCCGGCGATTCCACCGCGTGGTGTGGGCTCTTCATCTCGATCTGCGCCAAGCGTGCCGGCTGGGACTACCACCCGAACGGCAACGCCCTATGGGCTCGCAATTGGGCGTCGTGGGGCACCGCTCAGCATGTGGCGATGCTCGGTGATGTACTGGTCTTTCCCCGC